TACAGAAAAGAGATTTTTAGAACCATATGAACAGATAGAAGAAAAATTAAGTCCAGCACCCCCAGGTACAGCCTCACAGATATATGAAGGTATGCGTGGAAAAACTATTGGTAAGGATCAATTAGATGATCTTGAAGATATGATTCGTGCTGGAGATCTTAGTGTCGAAGGCCGCAAACATGGCGGTAAAATTAAATCTGGCCGTGGAGTAGGTAAAGCTCTTCGTGGTTGGGGTAAAGTAGTATAGGAGATTTCTAATGATTACAAGAGGATTAACTAAAGCAGCTTTAGCTGCTCGTAAAGCTTTAATGAAGAAACATGTAAAACCTTCCAAGTCATCTAAAAAACCCCCTAAATCACATACACAATCTCCTGGTACAGAGATTGAAGGGGCTGGAGATATGTCGATACCTTCACAAGGAATAATGAAAGGGGCCGGTAGACGGGCTGGTAGTGGCTCTCCTCATATGAGTTTAAAAGAAAAAGATAGACTTGTTCGAACTAAGTCAGGACGAGGGGCTGCAAAAAGGGCTGAAGAGTTAAAGAAAAATAAACCGGGAAGTTTACAAGCATTAGGTGCGGAATATGATGGTTTAACAAAATCTGCAAAAAGAGCAGAACAAGCTAAAGGTAAAAAAAGTAAGTTTTGGAAATTAGTTAAACATCGTGGTAAATGGGCTAAAGGAGGCCAAGTTGTGAAAAAATATAAAAAAGGTAAACAAATAGCTTCTGCTGATTGGATGCAGGGTCTTACTAATGAAGAATTTAAACAAATATTAGGAAGTCCTCCAACGGATAAAGAAGGTGTAACACGCCATACAAAACGTAAAAAGAATAAACCACATAAAAAGAAAGTATCTATTAAGACAGCAAAGGCTGGTGGGCAGATGAGCCGTGTAGGTTTATCTCCTGCTGAAGAAGCTCGTTCAGGTACGATGTCTGAAGCTAAACGTAAAAAGTATAAACATGGTGGACCTATACATCATAATACTAGTCGTGAGAATAAGTTAGAAGAACTTGGTCGAGTTGATGCAGAGAAAGCCTATACCCGTAAAGGTAAACGTAATCTTAAAGATGAAAAGAAACGTATTGTGCGTGGATTGAAAAAGGGTGGACAAGTTACTAATGGTAATGATTTTGTAGCTTTAAATTATGATTCGTAAAGGAGAGAGAAAATGAGTATCGCAGGTAAACTAGGAAAAGTTATAGCTAGAGCATTGACTTCAGGTACGAAAAAATTAAGTAAGGAACAAAAGGCAAAAAGAAAAGCATATTTAGATTCATATTCTCCAAAAGAAAGAGTTAAGAGAAATGAATATAAAAAGAAACATGGTATGTTTCCTGAAGATGATCCCAGAAACTATAAACACCAGAAAAGTGCTCAACAAGCTATAAAAGAAATGAACAAAAATAAAAAAAAGAAACTTGATCGTAAACGTAAAGGTCCACATGGTCAGACACCAGTTGTTAGAAAAGCTAAAGGTGGTATGGTTGTAAGTGGTGTTGATTTTGTAGCAGAACAGTATGATTAATGCCCTTCAAGTCTAAGAAACAACAGGACTTCTTAAAAATAAACCATCCTGAGATTTACAGGAAATGGAAGAAGAAGTATGGTACTAAGATTAAAAAGAGTAAAAAAAGGAAAAGTACTAAGAAGAAGAAATAATGGCAGAGATTAGTGATCAAACTTCTGTGGCTATGCCTATACGTAATCTATTAGCCATTATTGCTAGTGTTGTAATTGGAGCTTGGGCTTACTTTGGAGTAGTAGAAAGATTAAATCGGATTGAAACTAAGACGCAATTAATGGATTCTGATCTTAAAAAGAACAATGAATTTAGAATTAACACTCCTGAGAGTCCTACGGATAAAGAACAATATATGTTAATTGAACATATATCAGGACAGGTAGAGAAGATTCAAAAGCAATTAGAATCAATGGCTCATAACAAAGTAAATATAACTAGACTTCAAAAAGACGTAGATAAAACTATGAAGAATATAGAGAGTCTAAAAGATGAACAGAGAAGTTTAAAGTACAATGGGAAATAATAAGAATGGAGTTATTTATTGGATTTATTTTACACTTATATAATAGTGTAACAGGACAATTATTAGAATTTACACCTAGAGATAGCTTATCGGAATGTCTAAAAGTTAAACGAGTAATTGAAAGAAGTGATCCACCAACTACACATCCACGATGGATTTGTAGAAAAGGTAAACTAAAACTAAAGAAAATGGGGGATGGTAAATATTATCCAGTAGAGATTATAAAGGATTAAGATATGATATATGTACTATTACTTTTAGGAATGTGTGGATTGGTAGGTTGTACATCTGAACCCCCTGTAGTTGAAACTCCTGTTATTAAGGAGAAAGTAGAACCTAAAACAGAAAAGTATGCATTTGCAATACTGGTAATAATTTGTAACTCATTGGATTCTATTCTTGATGTAATGGAAGAAGATAAAATTTCTAAGGAGGCAGCTACTGCAAGTGTAAAGAAGTATGCAAAAATGGGATTATGTGGAGTAGTTATACCACCCCAACCTGGAATGCTAGGAAAATTAGTAGCTTCTTATGTAGACTATGATGGAACTCCTTCTCAAATATGGAAACTCAAAGGTATAGATTTATGGACAATTGTTGCAGTAGAATATATAGAATTTAAATCTAATAAAAAACCTAAAGAAACACAGTCTATTGGTCACACTATTTAATATAAAGGAATAACATGGCACTCTCAGGAACATATGCATTTGATTTAGATATTGATGCCGTTATTCAAGAAGCCACTGAAATGATTGGTGGAGGAGAAGTTCTTGGTCACGAACCTGCTTCGGCACGTAGGTCATTAAATTTATTACTAGCTGACTGGCAAAACCAGGGGATACTCTTATGGTCTACTGATGTTAGTTCTATTACAGTAACAACTAGTACTACAACCTATGACTTAAGTAGTGCTACTATTGATGTTATGGAAGCAGTACTTAATAGAGATAATACGGATCTTCAGATGACACGTATATCTTTTGAAGAGTTTCTAAAGATACCAACTAAAGGTCAGACAGGTAGACCATCACAGTATACGGTAAAGCGTAATCAGGCTTACCCTACAATGTATGTATGGCCTCTGCCTGAAAATTCTACGGATGTAATTAAAGTAGAACGTATAGGGTTCTTGCAGGATATAAATAAGTCTGCTAGTCAGAATGCAGATATTCCTAGACGGTTCCTACCCTGTTTAACTACAGGACTAGCTTACTATATGTCTATGAAACGGCCAGGAGTAGAAGCTACTAGAATAGCTATGTTAAAAACTGTATATGGTGAACAGTTTAAAAATGCAATGGAAGAGGATAAGGAAAGAGCTAGTATTTATTTCTTACCTAAGATAGGATATGTATAATGGCAAATAATAAAAATTCAGTAGCTATTTGCGATACCTGTGGTTTTAGATATCCACACAGAGTAATGCGTATGAATAGTTATGGTATGTTAGTCTGTCCTACGGATTGGGATGGAGCATTTAACTTAGTCAATAGCCCTCAAAATAAATCTCCTGATGTAAGAGATGATGAAAATATTCGTAATCCCCGGCCAGATGTAAATTTAGTTGCTAAAACAGCTTGGGATACTAATACTAATCAGTGGGAATCTGAAGACAGATATTGGAATATAGTATGAGTACAACATTAACAGGTAAACAAATAGCAAATACATATAACCAGTTATTAAAGGTTAATGTTTCAACAAATACAGGTATAGATGGTACTCTACAAACTATTCAGTCTGGGGATGCAACTAATAGTGCTTTACAATTATCCCAAAGTAAAGTTAATATTGATGGAACACTAGCATTAAATGGAGTTAATATTACTGCTACTGCTTCTACTATAAATGCATTTACCACTCTTACTGATCTTACGGGATTAGTAGCTATGAGTGGTGGAACTGCTTATGGTAGAACACTAACGGCTGGAGATGGAGTAGTAATTACTAATGCTGATGGAACGTCTGGTAATCCTACTATTGCAGTAAGTTTAACAGGTATTCATGTATCTACTTCTTCTGGATATTTTAGTGGTGATGTTACTGTAGCAGGTTCTATCTGGGCTGCTGGTGGAGTATTCTCTGGTACTGTAAGTGCAGCCACTTTTGATGGTGCTCTCATAGGTGATGTTACTGGGGATATTGATGGAGCTAATGGATCATTTAGTACAAAGGTAAGTTCTACTGATTTTGTAGCAGCAACAGGTAGCTTTACAACGAAAGTATCTGGAGTAGCAGCAGAGTTTAGTGGGAATGTTTCTGTAGGTGCATCTATCTATGCGGCTGGTGGAGTATTTTCTGGAACTGTAAGTGCGGCCTACTTTACTGGTGATGGTTCTAATCTAACTAATGTTCCATCAGCAGAGGGTGGAACTATGAAGACCCTAGTTAGTGGTACGGGAATGGCTTTAACTGTGGGAGGAGTAGCCGCAACCTCAATTCATGTTAGTGGTGTTATTGGACTAGCTGCTAATCAGACATTTGGTACAGTATCTCTAGGAAATGTTGCTGTTACTACTGGATTATCTGTTCCCGCTGGTAGTGCTGCTACTTTTGGAGTACCTGTATCTGGTACATCAGCCGTATTTACAGGGGATGTATCGGCAGCTAATGTATATGCTGCTACACAGATATATGTAGGTGGGGTAGCTGTACCTGATGCGGCTGCTATAACTTCTATTAATAATGTTACAACTTCTATTAATACGGTAGTAGCTAATGTTTCTGCACTTACTTCTATAAATTTAGCTGCAATAACATCTATCAATACTGTAGTAGCTAATGTCTCAAGTGCTTTAGCAACTAGTATAGGTAATAGCAATACTAATATAACAACTAATACAAATGCTATTACATCTATTAATACTGTTGTAGCTAATGTATCAGCACTAACTACCACTAATGCAGCCGCTATAACATCTATTAATACAGTTATAGCTAATACTTCTTCTGCTTTAGCTACGAGTATAGGTAATAGTAATACCAATATTACCACTAATACTAATGCTATAACATCTATTAATACTGTAGTAGCTAATGTATCATCCGCTCTTGCAACTAGTATTGGAAATAGTAATAGTGCAATAACATCTATTAATACTGTTATTGGAACTGTATCAGGAGCTTTAGCTACTAGTATTGGAAATAGTAATACGAATATAACAACTAATATTAATGCTATAACTTCTATTAACACTGTTATTGGAACTGTTTCTGGTGCTCTTGCTACGAGTATTGCAAATCACTTACCTTTGGCAGGAGGTACATTAAGTGGTACAGTATCAGGTACGGATATTTATGTAAGTGCTATGGCTATTGGAGTTAATACTTTACTTGGTAAGAACCTTCATATTGAGACAGCAGCCGTAGCAGATATAGTAAGTTTAACTGATGCAGGTACGGTAACTGTAGATTTTAATACTGGGCAGAATTTTCATCTAACATTAACAGATAATAGAGAATTAGGAACTCCTAGTAATTGTGTAGCAGGACAAACTGGAAGTATATTTATAGCACAAGATAGTAATGGAGAGCATACATTAAGCTATGCAGCTAATTGGCAATTTATTGAGTCAAGTATACCTACACTATCTACTAGTATTAATGCGGTAGACAGATTAGATTATATTGTTAGAACTTCAACGGCTGTTCAGTCTATACTTTCAAAGGAATATGGTTAATGGTATTTAGTAATAATCTTTTAATGGGTGCAGCTTCATCTACTGGTGGAGCGGCTGCTGGATGGGTTCCTAAAGGAGCCGTATGGTTTGATGGTGCAGCAGATGAGATGACTCGCACCATGAGTACCGGGACGGAAGAAGTTTTTACTATATCGTTTTGGGAAAAGTTAGC